GGGTTCACGGGCAGTTCCTTTATCTTTCCGGACACCAGAACTAGGGTGGACTTCAAGACCTATACCCAGTTCAGTAATAACCAAACCATCCTAGAAGGTTTTGAGTTCGGTTTCCGTAACCCTACAGGAACAAATATTGGGGCTTGGCTGGACGAATACTTAGGGGATGCTGCTTTGGTCAACACTCTACGCTTCCGTCTAGCGACCAGAGATAGTAAGATGCTTCTGGGCTTTACTCCTATTGACGGATACACACCATTTGTTTCGGATTACCTGAAGGGTGCTGAGACACTGGAGACTAGGACTGCACCCCTGCTCAACGGTGAACAGGTTCCCGTGATTCAATACAGCCCCGAACGAGATGCTGGTGTTGTTTACCTGCACTCCGACGAGAACCCCTTTGGCGGTTATGACCGCATAGCTAAGGATCTAAAGAACGCGAACCGTGATACGATCATGGTCCGTGCCTACGGATTACCTACGAAGTCAATGACTTCACTGCTACCGAACTTCAGCCCGGAGGTCAATGTTCTTAGCGAGGAGCCAAATAAATACGGGATGACCTTCCCTGACAAGAAGTCCCTTACCTGGTATCAGGTAGTTGACCCAGCCTTTGCTAGGAACTATGTAGCGATATGGGCAGGAGTATCCGAGGACGAGGAGATATTTATACGACGGGAGTGGCCGGACAGAGATACCTACGGTGAGTGGGCCTTGTTCGGTGACCCAAAATGGCGAAAGGGTCCAGCCTCAGATAAGATTGGCTACGACGTACAGAGGTACTGCGAACTATTTGAGGAGATTGAAGATGAGCTAGGTATCGAGGTCACGGAACGTATAGGTGACTCCAGATTCTTTGCTAAAGAAAATGAGAACAATGTGGATCTATTCACGGCCTTCTATGACTTCGGGATGAACTTTACCCCGTCGGACGGACAGCAGGAGGGCATAGGTAACACCAGCCTGGACGATTGGTTCTTCTATAATCCGAACTATGACCTTGATCCCGCCAACAGACCAAGGTGCTACGTGCATCAGGACTGCGGGAATCTTATTGAGAGCATGATTAATTACAACGCTGCTGGTAAAGCGGACGAAGCACTCAAGGACTTTTTTGACCTCATCCGTTATTTGCGAATGTCAAATGGCGGTATGGGTCCGGACTACTTCACATCCTCCGATATGGGGATAACCAGAAAACAACAAGGAGGATACTAATGAAAATTAAATTAACTGAGTTCACCGAATATCATAATACTGATTTTGATGAAGCCCTGCAAATAGCCCAAGAAAAACTACCGCCTGAATACATCAGCGGTAAAGGCAAGAACACTTGGATCAGCCCAGAGGGTCAGGACATCCTGTGTGATGGCCTATTTATTAATGAAATAATACCTAAGCACTACAGGGGCAAGGTGCTATCCATTTGTCCTAACCCTAGGTTCAACATGGTTCACTTCGTAGAGATTGGTAAAAAGGTTCCAGTCCTCTTGCCTAACAGGTTGAAGGATAGGTTCTTAGGTAAAATAATCTGCTTTGAAGCCATTGAATCAGAAACAGGAGTCAGCTACCGTTATGTCAAAGGTTGATAGGACAAAGATATTTTATGATAGGAATCCTGAGACCGGAGAGGTCGAGGATGAGAACCTGACGCTGGATTACAAATGGAACCAGCAGAACAGGGATCGCCTAATAATGTGGGAGACTTTCAAGCGGCACGTAAAGCATGAGTCCAAAGTTCCCATGACAAACATAGAGTTATGTGATAAGATAGGCAGTTCCAGGACACATCTTGCGAGTATGCTTCAACTAATTAAAAATAGACTAAATGCAGAACAATAATATTTCAAAGGCCCTTACTTACGTTAGTGACGAGCCGGACATTAAAACTCTCCGATTTGCCTACGAGGAAACGGTAACAGAGCTAGAAGGTTATTTTGATTTATGTCGTACGAGTTACGATGACAGGCGGAACTGGTGGCCGGGTAAAAGCCGCGATCACCGCAAGCATGGAGCGGACGCATTCCCTTGGGAAGGTGCAAGCGATAGTGAGTGCCATCTCATTGATGAACGCATCACAAAACTTTCATCGCTGTTCATGTCCGCACTCAAGAGGGCTAACGTCAGAGCGTTCCCCGTGGAAAGTGGAGACATTGCCCGCAGCAAACTAGTATCAGGTTTCCTTAAGTGGATGATACGGTCCGGATACATTCCCCGCTTTTACAGGGAGATGGAACTAGGAGCTAACTACCTGCTAGAACGCGGACTACTGGTCACTTATGTTGGATGGCACATGGAGGATCGCTCCTTTGAGCAAGAGATTGATCTCCAGCAAATTGCCCAAATGTCTCCAGAAATATTTCAAGCTGTAGAGCAAGGCGATAATGATGAAGAATTAATCCTTCTCCTGCAGCAAGTTTTTGACGGCGTCACGGAAAAGCGAGCAAAGAAAGCACTCAAGGATCTACGGAAAAAAGGAATCGCGAAACTGCCCGTCGTGCGTCGTCAAATTAATTGCCCGGAGGTCAAGACTCTAGCACCTGATGGTGACTTTGTCTTTCCTCCATATGTAACTGATCCGCAGCGCGCACCGTATTGCTTTTGGAAAACGTATTATACTCCACAAGAATTAGAACTAAAAGTAACAACCGATGGTTGGGACCAGGACTTCGTGGATATAATGATCGAAAGATACAGGGGAGTTAACATTGACAGCCTTGAGCGATACGAAGAAGGCCGTCGCAGCATGAGCCTCACGGATACTGCCTACGAAGCTGATGAACTTATTGAAATTGTTTACGGATACCAGAGACTTATTAACGAAGAGGACGGCTCCGAAGGAATTTATTGCACAGTATTTCATAAGAACTTTGATGGAGATGATGGCACTGGGACTCCAGGATATGCAAAGTTCGAGCTACTCAACGGATACGAAGACTATCCAGTAGTAGTGACACGCTTGTCCGAGGACACTAAGCGTCTCTATGATGTATCCACCGTTCCCAGTATTCTTCGTGGTATCCAAAACCAAGTAAAGGTAGAGCGTGATTCACGCATTGATCGCAATAGCCTAGCTACCCTGCCTCCTATCCTGCACCCAGTAGGTCAAGCACCTAATGACTGGGGTCCAGGTCGAATGATTCCATACCGCCGTAAGGGGGATTTAGATTTCGCTCCTACTCCTGCATACAATCAAGGTTCGCTCGAAATGGAACGCACGTTAATCAGTCAAGCTGACAGAATGATTGGGCTTGATCCGAGTGACCCAATGTCTCAATCCAGACAGCAGTTCATGGTTGATAAGTACCTCAGCCACGTAGCCGAGGTGATTCGCATGGCATATAAGTGCTTTCAGAGATTTGGACCCGATGAGGTCTTCTTCCAGGTAACTGGTATCCCTGATCCTCAAGTTATGAACAAGGGTAATCCAAATGAGAACTTTGACATCATGATTAACTTTGATGTTCTTGACAGTGACCCAGAAACAGTAGAAAAGAAACTACAGGGATTTGTTGCATTGAATCAACTCAATGTTAATAACCGAATGAATATTGATGGACTACTTGATATTGCAGCCGCTAGCATTGATCCAGTCATGGCTGATGCTGTTCTGCAACCTGCACAAGATGCTCAACAAGAAATGGTTAAGAATGTTACTGACGATCTTACAAAGATTTTTGCAGGTATTGAAATGCCGGCCCGTCCTACAGGCGCGCAGATTGCTATGCAAGTCCTACAGCAATACGCCCAGCAGCCAGACATTCAACAGCGTCTACAACAGGATGAAGCATTCCGGGGACGAATGGAGAAATACCAGGGTCAATACACCTTCCAGATGCAGCAAGCGCAGAACGCCCAGATTGGTCGAGTCGGCACAGCCCCTGCACAAATGGGCAGTGTTGACACTCAGAATATGTAGTATTATTTTTTTAACTAGTACTCATACTATGGCTGATAATAAAACACCCCAACAACTCGCTCAACAACGAGTCCGCGAACAGCGTTCACAGAACTACTACGATATGCTCTCTCTTAATGAGGGAAATAAGCCCAAGGTCTACAAGGACAGTAAGGGTAACCGTACCATAGGGATTGGATTCAATCTTGAGGATTCTGCTAATCGAAAGTTCCTCAAGCGGGAGGGCATTGACATCAATGAGTTATTTGACGGCAGGAAGTTAAGCGAAAACGAAACTAGAACCCTCTATAACCACAGCCTAACGCAGGCATTCAAGGATGCTCAGTCCTATGATCCTAACTTTGCCAAGAGACCCGAAGCCGTTAAGATGACCCTAGTAGATATGGCGTTCAATCTAGGTTTGACTAGGTTAAATAAATTTAAGGACATGAAGGCTGGCCTTATGAACAATGACTACAATGTTGCTGCTGATGAAATGATTGACAGTAAATGGTACAAGCAGGTAAAGTCCAGGGGTCCTAGAATGGTTCAAGTAATGCGTTCCGCAGCTAAATAATATGAATATCCAAGACGATATAAAAACACTTCATAACTATGAGGCTTTTGCTAGGTTCATGAAGATGGTGCATGACCTAAGAGAAGAGGCTATAGAAGAACTGCACGAAGCCACAAGCGATACCATTCAACAGGTATCAGGACGAATTATTACTTATGATCAGCTATTGCAGTTATCAAGCTGGCAGGAATTAAGTAACCGTCACCGTGAAAATTTCTAGGCTGAACAACAACTGTTCACCTGTGTTATATTAACGCATCGCAATCTCTCGGCGTAAATGAGTGGAAATTATGACAGATGAAATCGCAACTGCTGACTCTGGGGCAGATACAATACCAGTGGACAATACTAATATATCCGTAACGGATTTTGCAAATCGCCGATTGGGGCAGCTAAATTCTCAGGCAAGTACTGAGGAAGAAGCAGAACCAGTTGTCGAAGAGGAAACGGAAGAGACACCCGAAGAGGTCATTGAGGAAACTCAAGAAGCCGAAGAAGGTGAACCAGAAGTTGAATCAGCATCCGAGGATGTTCTTTCACAGATTGATTTGGACAA